TTAAAAATGACGAACAAAAAGTCATTGCTACTGGTGAGCATAATCTTGGCAAAGTTCCTGTCGTTCAATGGTTTGGGCGTTCGTCTCGCAAGGTGGATATATTACCACCTCCGGAGTATTGGTCTATTGCTAAGACAAATCATCAAGTATACCACCTATGTTCCCTATTAACTCAAATACTTAATATGCAAACTTTTAGCACATTAACATTACCGGATAACGGACAGGGCGTTGACGATATCACGCTAGGTACAAATAATGTATTGATGTACCCTGCAGAAAGTAGTCATGCACCAGCTTTTATTGCACCAGATAGAGGACCGGCAGAGATTATCATGGCGGTAATTAAAATGCTTGTCGATGATATGTATCGTTTATCCGGAATTAATTCCGTTATAGGTGTACAGGAGGCAAAAAGCGGTGTCGCTAAGCAATGGGATTTTGAACGTACAAACCAACGCTTGGCAGATTTCTCCGTACAGTGTGAAAGTGCTGAAAACGATATTATTGAATTGTTTGAGCTATGGACAGGCACGAACGTAAATTATAAATGTGATTATCCTCGTGAATTCAAAATTAATGATATTGCAGATAGCCTTGCACAATCTCAGGCCGTGTTGGATCTTGGTCTTGGTAGTAACACTCTTAAAGTTGAAACAGGCAAAAAGGTATTGGACAGCTACTTGCCTAATATTGAGTCAGATACGTTTGACGATATTATTGCTGAAATTGAAGAAAGCGTTCAACGACAGGAGCAAGATGAAACATATCATAATGACGAAGTAGAGGGCGGTGCGGAAGATGAGAACGCAAAGGGAGATAAACAAGGCGATAGATAGCTTTGAAAAAGAAGTCAAAGTGCAGTTATCACTAGGGCTTATGCCTAACGAGGCAGTTAGAAATGCTTATGCAAAATATCCTGTTATGGATATGATGAAAGCTACTTTACAAGCTGAACTGGTTAATACTTTTATGGCAGGGTATGGGGATAATGTTCCATACTCCGCTAAAAGTATCTCACAGGCTATGTCAGAAAGTTGGGCAAGTGATGATCTTACACTTTCTAAACGTTTATATAGACGGTCAAGTACTATACGAAATGAAGTAGCTGACACAATTAAGCAGGCATTAAAAACAAATAAGACTGTAAAGGGGTTAGCGAAATCAATATTCGATGGCTATGGTAAGGGTGGTATAATTCCAGAGGCCAGTATACCTAAATTTCTTAGTAAGCTATCCGATATAAATATAAGTGGTGAGGCTACTCCAGAGGCTAAGCGTAAGGAACGTGAGTTATTGCGTAGTGTTAAAGGGAAAATAGCAAGGCTCGATACTCCTTATGTTAGGGCTGCATATAATGAAGTAGCTGCAGCCGTTGAAGATGGCAACGAAGTTAGATTGCAAAAAGCTATCTATTCCGCTACACAAGAAAAAGCACGTTATCATGCTGAGCGTATAGCACGAACAGAAAATGCAAGGGCTTACGCTGACGGCCAAATGAACAGATTTCTTGACGATGAAGATATTGTCGCTTTTCAATGGAAGTTATCAAGTAGGCATCCTCGGTATGACATATGCGACTTTTATGCGAATGCTGATCTATACGGACTTGGCAAAGGGGTTTATCCGAAAGATAAGTTCCCTCGACTGCCAGCACATCCGCATTGTATGTGTCATATTAAGCCTATGACTGAGCTCGATATTGATGTTAATAAAAGACATAATAACCTTGAACAGGCAGGGCTAGAATATATAAAATCTTTGTCTAAGAAACATCAAGAAGTGTTGCTAGGAGTTAATGGGCGTGAACAGGTATTAACTGGCAAAGAGTCGTGGCAAAACCTTGCAAGAGGTTGGACGTCAGATATATTTAAGGGGAGGGAACCTCAAAAAGAATATGGGGCTTTGCATGGAGCCATTAACGACATTTCATTAGATGCTAACGAACGTAAGCGAGCTAAAAAGCATGCAAATCTTTTTTATGAAACGATAAGAAATAGTAACAGACGTATATTAATTGATAAAATATCAAAATCAAGCAGAATGCATAGTAAAAGTATCGAAAAAGTTATTGAACATGTATTTGACAATGTGTATAATCTAAATAAAGGAAACACTACATTTGAACCGGATTTTCAAATGGCACAATCTTTTCAAAGGTTGATTAACGGGAACCCTTTAAAAAGAGATATTATCATGTTAAAGCATGAACGGTTAGAATATGAATTAATGCATCGTTATGGATATACAGATTATGCTACCGCACATAGGATAACCGAACGGAAATATAACTATACGGCGGCTGTTGTGAAAGAGGTGTATCATGCTATCACTGATACTAAAAAAACTAAATGAAGAAAAAGCCATATATGATTTTCACCCTAATGCCAATGCTGAGTATGGCACAGTTGAATTAGACCGAAAAAACAATGTGGCCATCGTTAAGAAACATCTAGCAGGCAGTGAGTGGCATGTGGTGCACGCTTTAAATAAATTGGAGGAATACGGAAGTTTAAATTCATTCCCTAAAACAGAAACATTATATTGGTATTAAGAGTTATGCGATATGCATAGCTCTTTTTTTATAAGCAATTTACGCCCTTTCATGTGTGATGATTGGGCGTATTTTTATTGGTGTAATTAGGCAGAGGCCTATTACATATAGTTTTCTCATGTTATTACGGAGGTTACGACATGAACATCGCAGAAGTTTATCAAGCACTCGAACAGTTGGAGAACGGTCAAGATCTTATCACAGCTATTAAGGGGGAGACGTCTCGCCTTAATAATGAGGCTAAGACAACACGTGAAAAGCTACAACAACAAATCACAGAATTAACCGGTGAACGTGATACGTTGACAACTCGTGTTACCGAATTAGAGCAGTCGGCAGGGGCCAATACTGGTGCTAATTCTCCAGAATACAAAACACTCGAAAAGCAATTAAAGGCTATGAGTGAAAAGTTTGAGCTTGCTGAAACTAAGGCAAAAGAGGCTGAGGCAAAGCGTATTCAATCTGAAATTATGGCACAAACACTTGACGCCTTTACTAAGGCAAATGCGGTAGATCCGCAAGAGTTTGCAAGATTGGTTGCCAATGACATTAAAGTGCAAGCCGATGGAACTTATGGCTACGAAAAAGAGGACGGCACAATAGGATCTATTCAAGACCGTACAACTGAATGGTTGCAAGGTAAGACGTGGGCCGTTAAAGCTACAGGCAATACTGGTAGCGGACAAGGTGGCAATAGTGGTAATGGCGATACTATAATGAATGAATTCGCTGCTGCAGCAGGTGTGAAACTTTAATTATTTAACTAATGGAGGCTATACAAAATGGCAATTAACACACTTCAATATTCTCAACAATTTCAAACTGTGCTTGACGCACAAATGTTAGCAGGCGCAACGTCTGCTTTTATGGAGGCTAACGCAGGCCAAGTAAAGTATGACGGTGGCGATACTGTACATATTCCTGAAATTTCTATGCAAGGTCTTGCAAAGTATGACCGAGATGAGGGCTTTAATCAAGGTTCCGTTACTTTGAAATTTAACCCTTACAAAATGACACAAGATCGTGGCCGTACATTCCAACTCGACTCTATGGACGTTAACGAAACTAACTTCGTTGCAACTGCCGGCACTGTAATGGGCGAATTCCAACGTACACAGGTTATCCCTGAAATTGATAGCTATCGTTATTCTAAAATTGCTGCGTTAGCAACTGCAGAAAACAAGGTTACCACTGGTTTTACTCCTGCCGTTGCCACTATCTTGGAAAAGTTAGAGGCTGAAATCACAGAAATTCAAGACGTAGTAGGCGAAGACGAGGGCTTAATTATCGTTATGTCCACTAAATTACGTACTATCTTGAATAATTCCGATAAATTCAACCGTTATTTAAATGTTGCTGAATTCAAAAACGGCTCCGTAAATACTACTGTTAAATCTTTCAATGATATTCCTATCTTGGGTGTACCATCTGCACGTATGAAAACTGCTTACGTATTCAATGACGGTAAAACTGCAAACCAACAAGCAGGTGGCTTTAAAGCTGATACAGCTGCAAAAGACATTAACTGGATCATCATGCCACAACGTGCACCTATTGCAGTATCTAAAACAGACAAAGTGCGTGTATT